TTAAATCTATAATTAGCATGATGATCGTTCCATAATACTACTCCCTTTGTATTACAAAACCTATTTGCAGACATGTGGTTTAAGCAGCTATCAATCGCTACAAATCCCTTAGCATATTTAAGTAGATGTGCATAGTTTCTATATGTCAAATCTTGATCTATATCACAGGTATTTTTAAACAAATTTCTTTTTGAAAAAACATTTAAAACATTAATTTTTAGATCAAAGTTTATGATATCAATTATGGATTGTGCATGATCTTTCCTTATAGATCTAGAGCCTTCAAAATCAGTGTCTAATTCATGTTCATCACTACCAACAAATTGCACAAGTATATAATTTTCTAACTTAGACAATATTGGTTTTAATGTGTTTTCTTCATCTTGTGAAAAATATATTTCATTGTATGGATGCTCTAAATTAGTTTGTTTTAAGAGGTGCCTGTAATTATTTACTATATGTATTTTTGTGGTAAAGAAATTCTCATCATATGCCTCAATAAAAAGAACTTTAGAAAACTTATTAAAAAAATCTCTTGTGTCTATAAGGGGTGTTAAATTAAAATTATAACAAAAGTTTACATTAGGATGGTGTAAAAATATTTTAGGCCAAGAAGACATTATGTTAACACTATTTAAATTTGCTAGACAACTTGTGAAACAAATATTTTTTCCAATGCCTCCATTAAGCACGTAAAGTTCATTACTCAATGATTTTTGCACCTAACATTTTTCTTTTATCATATTTATATTCTTTATGCTCACCCTCCTGGTCCACATAATGTAAGAAAACTGTTATAAAATGATCGTGTTTACATTTTTCTCTCCAGTGTATTTTATGCATACCTTTAAATATTAGTGCATTGTTGGTTACCATTGGATATTTATGGTCAATTTTTAAAGCCATGGATGTGCCACTATCATCATGATACTTATAATCTTGAGTTTCATCTTTTTCTCCAATAAATATCTCATAGCTTTGATCAACTGGATCCGCTCCTAAACACAGTGCCACCGTATACTCACAAGATGGTCTATCCTTATGTATTGGTAAATCTGACCCTTTGTCATAAATTCTTAAGTATGAATAAGTCGGCCATAGTTTTTTATTTACATTTTGTTCTATAACAGGTGTGCTCATATCCATTAGTGATTCCATTAAGAAGTCACCATGTTCCCAAATTAAAGATTTGGTTTGTGCATCAAAGTCAAAATTTTTTTTATTTGAATATTTTAGAAGACAATAATTATAACAAAGGTTTAATATTTGTTTCGGCAAAAACTCTTTAATAAAAATAGGTTGCATTATATTACCCAACCTATCAACGCATATCTAGTCCCATGTGTAACTTTATTTACTTGATGACCAAACATAAAATTAGATGGAAAAATAACTGCATCACCCTCGTTTTGAGGTACGACATAGTCTCCTGTTGGCAGATTAAATACAAACTCTCCACCATTATATTCATTATTTAAGCAAATCGATATTGATAGATGTCTTTCTTGTACCTTCAAACCAAAGTCTGTATGAAACTTATAGCCTGCATCATGTTTGTTAGTTTGATATTTTAGTAGATCTAATTGAGATATTTTTGTTATGTCAATATTGTGATGTTGTTTGTAATGATGAACACACTCATATATCTTTTCTTGTGTTGCGGCTGTGCATAATTTTTGACCAAAACTTTTAGGATCTAGTAAAGTTCTTGTAAGACAGTTTCTAATATTTTTATCTGTGCCACCGAGAGTGCCTGCGTCTTCATATTCATTATCAAAGTATGTAATTATTTTTTTGCAGAGAAATTTGGGTATTATTTTTCTTACTTCTAAAATGTATTCTTTCATTTATTTTTTATACACAATATTAGTAAGTAATACTGTGTGCAGATAGGTAATTGTCCCTAGCTGTTGTAGCTGCTGTTACTGCAGCGGAGTCATCCTCAGCACCTGCGTCTTCGTGTGATTGGTAAGCTGTGGTGTATGCGTCTTGAGCTTCGCATCTTATAACAACGTTTGTAACCCATTGTGGTATAGAAGAAATAGACTCATTATCTCTATTATCAGTATATTCTATTGTGCCTGTGTTGGTTGCAGCATCCCACTGAAGTGCGTGTATGCTTGAATCTATTTCTGTATGAGATCTAATATTAAGATGAACTTTGTCATCAAAATATACATCAGACTCAGTGTTACCTGTACCTTTTGCAGGACCATTACCGTCAAGAGGCCCATCTGCATCAAACAATATTGTAAGTCTTACATTAACGCTTGTGTTGTTTACGGTTGTTGCCATTTTTTTTCACCTTTTTACTTGTAGCCTTTGTAGGCTTCTTCTTTACTTTTACCTTATTATTACTTAGTTGTAAAATAGTTTTATCTTCTTTAGAGGGGTTTTGCTCATCTATTGCCTCTTGGTGTCTACCGATGACTTCAAATATAGAAGTGGCTACACCCATGGCTTTTTGTGCATCACCACTATGAGCTAATACTTTAGTCATGACATTATTTGACCTAACCATTTCATTTCTAAATGATTCTGTAGCTGCTTTTGTGCCCATTATTTGTTGAGAATTTTCTACTAGTAATAAGGGAATCCATGCTATTGAACATCCCCATTCTTGTACATCTAATCCAGATTGAGGGTGTTTACCTTGCAGCATATTATACCAAATACATTTGTGTTTTATGCACTTCTTTTTAAGAAGTGGACACGTCCCATCCGGGTCGAATATTGGCATTAATCTTTAGCGGCTATAATTACGTTTGCAAATTTAAGATCCATCGCTGGTATTGAAAAACTAGCACTAGGTGCAGTAGTAGAAGATAAGGTACCACTAAATGGGTGAGTGTGACTTCCACCACCACCTGTTGTATCTGTGAAGTCTGCAGTGTTTACTGTTTGTGAAGGATTTTGTGGTCTATATGTAATACTTTTAACGTTAGGTGATGGATTGTTTTGTTTGAAAACACATATTGTATGATTGTGTGAGGCGATTTCAGGTGTTGAAAGAGAGTGTCCTCCAACTGTTCCACTTACTGATCCTGATACAGGTAAATCTTTTGTTTCTGTTGATCTTGATGAACCAAAGGTTGTTTGAAAGGTATCACTACCACCCGTGCCTCCACCTGTTCCAACAACAACACGCATGGCTGCATTACCTAATGCAGAGGCAGTGTCTTGTGTCCATCCTGTTGGTGCAGACGCTTGATAGAATACTTGTTTTGTTCCAGATGGAAAAGGTTCTACGCCTGTTAAATTCGAACCACTACCTATAAAGGTAGTTGCAGTTACAGCACCATTAGTTCTTAAAATAATGTTGCCATCACCACCTGTTACATCCCCTTTAAAGGTTGTTGCACCTAATTTGTCAACTGCATTCTTAATACCAAAGTCTGAAGAACCCTCACAATAAACATGTGAGTATGCCCCTTGTGCTATCTGAATACCGTTTGCTGTATGCCCTGTAGCAGCGATGGTTAAGGTTTGTGAACCTGTAGTATTATTAAAAAATACATATTCATTTTCAACGGCAGGCACTAATACTTTTATATCACCTGTAAGTGCACCGGTTAACTCAATAACTTTATTAGCAGACTCAGTCGTGGCGTCTGCATTACCTGTTGTTAACGTAACATCAGCAGAACCTGCAACAGATTTAGAAATATATCCGCCACCAAAAGCGTCAACCACGTCTAAATTGTTGTTAGTCCTATTACCCCAGGTATTGGCGTTTGCGCCAGTTTCCATTTTTTCGAGTTTAAAACGTTCTGTATATGTACTTGCCATGATTATACCTTTCTAAAATATATCTTTTTTTGTATTGCAATCAATGTTTTTTTAGTGCTCCTACAGCAACCTTTTTGTTCATGGTGCTTGGTCTTCCGTAGTGCCAAAGGTCACTTTTGAAAAATATTAATCTACCTTTTTTTGGTTTTATTTCACCAAGTTCTTCAAAAACTGTATTACCATCTGAATCGTTTAAATACAATATAAATGAATAATCTTCTGTAGTTTCATGATTATGGCCACTTTGATGACCATTAGTAAAATATTCGATAAGATGTATGTGAAACAAATCTAGGTTTTTGTTTATTTCTGTAAGAAGTTTGTCTGCTAATTCTCTAGAATGTCCATAATTAAGTATATTATCAGTCTGAAACCCATTTTCAGTAGATGTTTGATCTTTACAGGATAGATTTGCATCTTTAAAAATTTGTAATTTTTCCACAAACATATTTACTAAATTATCGGATATCTGAAACTCCTCTAATTTATGCTGCATCTACCTCTGTCCAAGTATTGCTTGCACCGGTTACCACATTAGCCCAAGGTGTAGCAAATGGATTACCTGCAATAATGCTCAGGTCTATACCTGTTACATCAACAGTCGCACCCGCAGATGGTGTTGCAGTTCCTTCAGCAAAGGTTAGTGCTACTGTTGAGACACTAACTATTACACCTGTTCCTGTCTCCACAGTTTCTGTGCCTAGAGCAAAACTACTAGATAAACTACCAAGAGTAACTAAAGCATCTGCCTCTGCAACTGCAGTTCCAAGCGATGTTGTTGCAGATACACCGGTAGGATCTACTTGCGTAAAGATATCTATTACAGGTGTACCAATTGCAAAATCTAATTGATCTGAAGGAGCTATGACACCAACGTTTCCTTCACCTGTAATACCAGAAGCACCTGATAAAGCCGCCCCTAT